CACCCCCAAGGATTCCACCAGCACTGGCAACACCACTAGAGATAATCCCCGCATCACTCATGCCAGATGACATACCACCGCCAAGCATACCAATTAGCGCTCCGAACACACTACTTCCACCACTAGAATCACCCATTAAACTACTCATGAATTTTTTGGCCTCTACTCTCGCCATATCTGCAAGAATAGTATCAACCAAAGAACCAAAACTTAATTTCCCTGTACGAATAAAATTGGTGAGAACATCTTCCATACCTTTAAAAGCATCATTAAAGGCATTCTGTGTTTGGGCGGCAACATCATCTACATTGTTTTTGTAATCGTTGTACGCTGTTTTAGCTCCAACGACCCAATCACTTTGTAGCTTTAGTTTATCTGAAGTAAACTTCTTTTCTTGTGCAATACGCAATTGCATTTCGTCATAAGCCTTGTCCGCTTTTTCATCAAAAGTTGTTTGACTTATTCCACCATGAGATTCTGTCTTCTCAAGGTCTTCACGAAGCTTTTTCATCCTGTCACGATATTCCGTCATGACTTGTTCTTGACGAGCCATCAAATCTCTTTCCGGAACGCTCATGCCCGCACTGTTGATGTAATTATCAATTTGTGCTTGTCTTGCGTTATAGGCTTCAATTAATGTCTCAGTGTACTTGTCAATATCGCGCTTCCGTTTAGCCTCAATATTTGCAAGACTGTCTGTATAATCTTGAGCATCTTTCACGGCGGCATCTTGAAGCTTTTGAATCTCTTTATTGGCTTGTGAGATTGCTGTGACATTTTTCTTCTTACTAGCAATTTCAAGATTCTTCTCAGCTAAAGCAAGTTCTTTAACATACGCATCCGCTTTCAAAAGATAATCTTTTTGAAGGAATGTTTCTGTGTCAATTTCACCTCTATCATACTGCGCCTTAACAGAATTCATTCCAAGTTTTGTGCTGTCAACAAGAGCTTGAATAGCATTTTTATTATCTTGGATAAGCTTGTCTATTGCATAATCATTTCCACGAGGAGTAGAAATTTTGTTCTTCTTTTTAGCAGCTTCAACTTGTTCAGCATATTCGCCGCCGCTAATAGGATTTCCATCGGCATCGAAATTAACACCTTTCAACGCTTTAGCTGTTGGATCAGCTTTATGCAATGTTGCAAAATCTTGGCGGATTTTTAGGAGTTGTGCTTCAAGGCGGATAGCACCTTTTGTATGCTCATTTCTATCGTCAATCTCCTTTTGAGCTTTGACGCCTGCTTGTGTAAGTTCAGTTTGTGCTGCCGCTTGTTTGGCTTGTGCATCTGTAGCTTTATTGGCTGCGTCAATAGCATCTATCTGAGCTCTAAGTGCTACACTTCCTTGCTCATAGGAGTTTGCCATTTCGTTGTTGCCATTATTTTTATAAAAAGCAACAGTTTTCTCGTTTGCGGCAAGCTTCTCGGCTAAATCTGTTCTCAATCTAGCTTGGCCGATATCGGCTCTGCCAATATTCATGATTGCATTTAAAGCTGCAGTAGCCTCTTCTTTAATATGCTTCCACCCTTTTTCAATTAGTCCTAGATTTTCTATAATCTGTGGTCTACGTTGGTCGATAGCATCTGCATAAGTTTTCATAGCAAGGGTAGCTGCTTCTTGGTATTTGCCTTGTTCTTCCAAAGACCTAATCTGCTCATATACAGAGGCTGTCAAAAAATGATATTGATCATTCAATTTGAAGATGGCTTCAACAGGGTTTTTTGCTAATTCCTCAAATTGTTTAACAGTGTCTTTAACAGCAGTTCCTGTCATTTGGTTCATTTCAAGGGCAGCTTTACCTACCATTTCAACTTGGTCTCCAGCAAACTTACCAGTGTTTGCCACTTCTGTCAGAGCCTGAGCAGCGGCATGCTGCCCTGCAATGTTTTTCATTCCAGCAGCAGCAAGCTCCATCTGGCTTGCCGTGATTCCAGCATAATTTCCTGTAAGGATGAGGGCTTGATTAAATTTGTTTGTTTCATCTGCCCCTTGCAGGGCAATAATGCCTACACCAGCCAGCGCACCGATTACCCAAGTGATAGGGCTGGTGAGGATGGCTAATGCTGCTCCCATCAGGCTTAGGCGGTCCACAAGAATAGAGATTGATCCAGCCATACGAGTGAAGTCACCTCTTACACCCTCCCGCAAGATAACAAAGAACTCCCGCATTGCACCTGCATTTGTCAGAAGCGATGCAGCTCCTTTAGAAGCATCTTCTGTGGCTTTAGCAACAGCAGCAGCTTGCTTCTCAACAAGGGTTGTTCTTTGTGCAGCGATCAGGGCCAGCCCTTCAGCATATTCTTTCTCATCCTTTGGACCTTTCTGAAAGGCTGCATGAAGACGTTCTTCTGCATCAGCCAGTTTCTGAAGACCTCTCTCAGCAGGACTAATGGAAGCAATAACGTCTCCCATTGTCTCTACTTGCTGCTTCACAGCTTTTCTTGAATTTGCAAAAGCTGCCGAGACAGAATTATTTACATCCACTACTTTAACTGCACTAGCCATCTGTGCATTTTGAGCCTTCACTAAATCTTGAGAGTATCCTGCAGCTTTTGCAACCTCTACACTAGCCAAACGTTGAGATGCGATTTCTGCATTCTGGGCTTCGGCACGGGACATTGCGTCTAGAGCTACTTGACGCAAACGCTTAGACGTTGCATCTTCTGACTCTATAAAAGCTTTATTCATTGCAATAGCTTCTTCTTGCACTTTTGCCATTGCTTTCCAAGCATCCAACTTTGCGCCTAAAGATTCTGCAAGACGAATTTCACCATCCGCTAATCCTTTTTGTGTGGCTGTGTAGGCGGCAGCTTGTGCGTTGTTTTTGCCAAGCAAATCTACTTTAGCTTGAAGCCTATCAATATAAGAAGTAGTGACTTTTGCAGCATTAGATGTAGCTGTATTAGCTGCATCTGTAGAGGTCTTTACAACCATCGTGCTAGACTCTACTTTAGTAGACGCTTCTGCAAGCTTATTCAAGCTGTTCGTTGCTTTATCAATACCATCTGAAATAACTTTGATAGTAAGCTGAGATACGTCTATTGCCATTGCTAGTCTCTTTTAAGTAGTTTAAATGCTGCGCTAAGGTCTTTTGCCACTTTCTCTCTTTGTGAGATTACAGCTCCTTCCGTTCTGTAAGGTGCTTCTCTAAGAGGGTCGGATGCTTGGTTGTATTCGGCTACGTAAGCCATACTCATCTCACGTATAACCAATATTTCCCAAGTAGGTAGAAGTAGATTTGTAGTAGATGCCCAAGAGGCCATCTCTTGCCATGTTAGAGGTGTTATTCCCATGCCTGTATAGGAAACTCTTCCCGACTCATGAAAATGCCCTATGACTGTTTCTAAGCCATCTACAGAGGGAAACTCTATAAGGTTTGGATTGAATTCTTGAAAAGAGCTTTGCCTACTTTTTTCCGCTTCTTTTGGAGTAGCATGTAGCCAAGCCAATTGCCTAGCGTAGAGACACAAAGTCTCTGTTACACTCCCAAAAAAGCGGACGTGTCCTCGATAGCTGCTTCGATTTGCTCTTTGATCCAGCTAAATTTAGGATCGCTGTAAAGCGCACGAATTGTAGAATCAGTGTTTACGGGTGCATCGTTGTATGTGAGATTGATGAAACCTTCTGTGCAGGCAACAAGAATATCCAGTCCATCTTCCCGCATTGCCTCTGCTGTGGTGGTCTTACCTTTGCCACGCTTGAGTAGCTTATTTTGAAGGGCTGTGATAGCATTACGATGCTGCTTGGAGCTAGTACCGTAGATAGTTGCTGTGATTGGCTGTGTTTTGGCATCATCTGCAAACAGAAGTTCTTCAGTTACAGGATGACGAAGTTGATACTCAGTAGACTCGCTCAAAGCAAGAGAATTGAGATTGAATGACATATTAGTTCCTTTGATAGAATTTAAAATATTTATTGATGCACATCTTTGTGTGCTGTATTATTACTTCTTTCTGCGTCCTCTTCAGAAGCTACAGAAAGAAAAACCCTCTTATGAGGGTTTTGTTCTCAAGATTAAGAAATCTTTTTAAGCTTCAAAAACATCAGAGTTAATTCCAAGGTCAGTAGAGGCCATTGTAATATTATCAACACTGCCAAGAGACACTTTGAAAGACATAACTTTAGCAGAGAAGTAATACACTGATCCATCCTGAAGAACAATCTTAATAGAGTGATCTGCATCAGACGAGAGAGCAGTTTTCATAGCCGTTTGTCCGGCATCGCCACTATCAAGATTCATCTTAAGAGACATCGTGCCGTTTTCGTAAGAGCCTTTAAGCTTTCTTGTGCGGCGATTACCCACAGAAGATGCTTTGATTTCAGTGTAAGTAGCAAGGCTAAACTCACCCAGATCATTAACTTCACCTACTGCTGTATAAGAGACTGCCGCGAAGCCTGCTAGATCAACCGTAGCAGGGGCTGCGCCAATAGAAATAGTACTACCTGCTGTACTTTGAATAGTCATGCTTTATTTCCTTAATTATTTAATTTGATTTTAGCCAAGTAGAACAGCATCTACTCCAGTACCGCCTGTCATGGCGATAGTACCATTCAAGTATGCGCTGATTGTGTCAAGACGTACCGCTTTGTATGCATTTGCGGGCACCGTGATAGCGATACCTGCTGAAACATCAAGAGTGGCCCCTGTGTTCGGTACAGGTACTGTAGTTCCTGACGCACCATCAATAGTCACAGTAATAGGACTAGCTGTGGTGTTATAAAGAACTAAAATAGAATTAGTGCCCGGTGTATATGTAAACGTGTCACTTGATCCAAGAGAAAGTTTTGTCGGTGTAAACGCACCGGCTACGTTAATATTCGTTTTGGCTAGAGTTGCCATCTATATTCCTTTAATATGTTTCGTGACGATAGTGAATAATTAGAGGGACAACGTACCATCCAGAAGTATCATAAATCGCCCTCTCAATACTTGGAGGCTTTTCAATCGAGACCGCCCCGTTTTTTGGAACTAAAGGAAACAAGACAGCAATACTGTCTGCAAGCGCTTGAGCACTATTACTTCCTTCTCCGTTAGGAGCCCAAATATTTATTTGAAAAATTCCCACCTCTCGTAGCTTGTCTCCTTTAGCAGTGCGGGCTACAGTAGCAGCAGGAAGAAGGAAGCACTCTATAAAATTTCCAGCGGAAGGTTTTATGAAAGGTTTATTTTCAAAAGAGATTGGAATTACAGGGGATTGAGATGCTGCCCAAGTGTTTAGCGTTGTTTCAAAATATGCTCTTACAATGCTCATCGGGTAATCTCTTTAATTTTTATGAAGCTCAACTCTACCATTCTGTAAGGACCAACTCTCCCGCTCCAAGCTCCTCCTATCCAACCAAGCTTTTCAGCTAATATGCCATAAGGAACATTATTCGTGAACGTAATAGCCCCGTCCTTACCAAAAAACACCTTTTGATTAGCGAGGGAGTTGATTCGTGCTAGGCTGTCAGAGCCGTAAGGAGATGTTGCGGAAGATAGCTCCGAAGATGGTGCTGTACCAATCTGTGGATACCATTGATTGGCGAGTAAGCCTTTAGCTGTTTCTCCGGGATTTGTCGGTGAGGGGGACAACAGCACCACAGATGTGAATAGTTGATTAGTTATTGAATAACATTTATTATCAACCGCATCAAGCATTTTCTGGCAATTCGCTTTAACTGAATCTGCAAAACTGCCCATAATTACTCCTCAATTGAACAATATTATACCATAAACATTGTGTTTTGTCAATACCTTACCGCTGCAGAATTATCTTGCTGCAACCATTGTCACTACGATAGCTGTAGTACCATCCCCAGCAGAAACACGAGGGCGAATAAAGCCAGTCGCCTCAGAAACAACTTTTAATCCTGATGTTGTGAAGGAGAGGGGATTTCCGATAGAATCTGTCAAGGTGTGGTAAGTTGTACCATCATTGGAGCCTTCAACCAACAGCGTTCCACCTACACCAAATGTGCCTTCAACTTGTACTGATCTGTCAGCGTATTGCACCAAAGAAACAGGACTTCCTGAGTCTCCATTTGCAAGCGCACCCCATACAGTTTTTACGGCGTCACCGTTGGCCTCAGAAAGAACCCTATTACCATCTTCCAAAATTACAGAAGACGGACTTAACAATGAACGTGACGCGGCTGCTATTGCCATTTTTTAATTCCTTCTACGCTTACGCGCAATATTATATACAAAATTAATAGGTCTGTAGACACCTGTTATATGTGCTGACTGACCATCAGCTATTGCCGACCCGCGCTGGGCGAAAATAGTTATACCAACTGGGATATTAAGAACAGATGCTGTAGCACCTGCTGCTGAAGAATTACCTACAAGAGCAGAAACTATAACACCCATCGATATATTAGCTAAACTGCCTGCTGCCGCACTGTTACCCACAACACACGAAATAACAGAGCCGCTTCCAAAAGTTAATGAGAATGAAGTTGAGCCTAACAGTATACCATTTTCGTACAAATCCCAAGGAACTGTATATGTTCCATCATTAGCAGACGCAGTAAAACTTGTATCTTCATTAGCGAATATTGTTAATCCGCTTGGGATTGACGTGATATATCCTTGATACTCTTTGTCATTATCTGCGGGGAGAGACAAGCTAGAATATGCATACCCCGGTCCATTACTTCCTGTTGATGGAATGAGAGAACCAACTACCCCGCTTTGCGGAGTGCCACAGATTCTCCCCCTTGAATAAACTCTATTCAAATTCCGTAACATTTACGCCACCGTTCCTGCTTGATAATATACGTAGTCGTCTAAAGCATTTGTATTACGAACTGCAACAAGAAGTACACCAGAACCTGCTGTTAAACCTGTAACAGTGAGCCTACCTGTGGTTGCGTTTGTTGTACCAGTGCCATCAACAGGCGTCAGTCCAGAAAATGATCCAATTCTACCTGTTGGTATCCATGTCCAAGACACAGGCTGATTAACTAAAACAGTACCTGTATTATTTATCAATGCATCTGTTGTAAACTGCGTTGAGTTAGTAATAGAAGCATTTGAGCCATTCGCTGCTGCATTTCCAACTATCCCTGCAATAGTGATATTGAACCCGATGGTTGCAGTGGAACCGTTAGCTGCTGCATTTCCAACCGATCCGTTAATTATGAGGTCATTCGTATTGGAAACGAAAGCTGTCAATCCTGCCGCTGCGGAATTACCTACAAGAGCAGATATTGTTGAGCCTAAGTCTATCCTTGCAATTTGGCCTGCTGCTATAGCGCCGCCAACAGTACCACTAATAATCAGCCCTGCAGATTTATATTCCCACGCACCTATATCCCATGCAGAACCTTGTGGGCGGCTCGTATTAGCTGCATCTGTAGCTGTAGGAATGTGCGTGGTATCTACGACGCCTACATCCACAAGACCGGAACTACTAACTAATTTAAAATCGGGAGATACTGCTGTAGAGTTATTTACAAACTGATTTGCATATACTAGCCCAGTAACATTTCCTGTTGTTCCGGGCGCGGAAGAAAAGTCTGTACCGTTGTGACCATCAGCATTAAATGTGCCAGTGTTTGCGGATGCGAATCCAAATATTGCACAATCTCTAACAATTGCAGTACCATAGGTTGCGGCAATTGCCACACCCCCTGCCGTGCGGTTGCTAGGACGAACAATAGTGTTACCTACAGCGATAGAAGCATTTGAAAGCTTAACACCAGTACAAGCTGTAGATGTATCTGCAATCAGCAAGTTATTGATAGCTGTACATGATCCTGCGCCGGAGAATGCTAAAATAGCTCCTCCTGCCGCTGGCTTGCCCATGGCAATACAGTTTTGTATCGTTACTGCTGCTGCAGTACTATTTATTGTAATGGGACTTGATGGGCTACCTGTGCAACTAATCTGCAAGCCATCGACTACCACATTGGAAATTCCGATAGTAAATGCTGAAAGGTATGTTCCAGATGTTCGGAAAGCTACACCATTTGCTGCAACATACGCAAATGCATTAGTTTGTACTGAAGCATTATCTCTCCAGCTTTGTCCTGCCGCTGCACGGATTGTTAAATTGTGTGTTGAATCCGTTGTTCTAGCAGATGTTGTAAGAACAGCGCCAGTAAGAACAAACTCACTATCCGCATAACATTCAAGTATGTATGCATTGCCGTCTGCCACGAAATCTGCAGGCGTGGAATCAAATGCAAGTTGTAATGAAGTATAATTTCTTGAAGCAGAGCCGACTGTTTTAGTAATACTCATGGCTTCTGCACCGTGGCAGCTTCTAACTGCTCTCTCGTGACTGTAATTACACCGACATTGCCATTAGTTAAATTTCCATCATAAATAAACAAGGACGGGTCTGGCATTTTTGAAAAGTCAATCATCCAATCTCTAAAACGAGGGTTTTGAACTACGTCATCAATAGGTGATCGGCTCAATAAGGCGTCAACATGCGTCATCAATATTGGAGCACTGACAGTACGCCAGTAAGTTGCATTTAGTTCTTCATCACTAAAAACATGATCTTCTGAAAATATAGCTATCACATCTCCACGTTTGCTTGCATCTTGGAAGTCGCTATGATCTACAATTCTAACTACAACCTGCATTTCAGTACCCCCAAGTTTTTAGTAATTCTGCTCCACCTTCATTCGCCCAAACAATATCAACATCTGAAGTCCAAATAGTATTATAATCAGAGTGGTTTGAGTACCATGTGCGAGTTAGACCGGGGAGATTTTCAAATGCTCCGGGGATATACGGCACACCCAGATAAGCTGCTATGCGCCTCATTTCCATATCAGTTGCAATTAGGTCTTCATATTTCACAATCAAAGTATTAGGCTCTGCCAACCATCCAGCATATTCTGCCATTTCCTCGCACAAACTAACAGATTGAAACTGCCTAAATGCTGAAATAAACATCCCCGGCGTTACAGGTTTGTTATTAAAACGTAACCATGAACATACAATGTTACGCGGGTCACGTTTGATGAATATTCTATGAGTATTATCCAAACCTTCACTACTGAAGGGGATGTGACTTACTTGGCAAGGTTGCCCAAGGAGTTGTACAGCCTTTACAAGCGCGTGATTGCCCGACTTCGGAAATCCATTAGTAATCAATTCCATATCTTTTTATCTTCGTCGCTCTCGATGTGAATGAATCTACAGTGCGTTATATTTTGTACTTCTTTTCGTAGCTCTGGCGTAGGACAAATTGTCGCTACAATTACATGCAATCCTTGCAACTCCAACACTCTAGCCAATCTGGCTACACGGAGGTTTTGTGTACGGCGATCCTCGTCAGAAAATGTAAGCTCAGGCCATACCTTCCGCATATCATCACCATCTAATACAACAGAACCTTGTGTTTGGGCAGCAATCTTACGTGCTAAGGTGGTTTTACCCATTCCAGAGTCCGCATATATCCACTCAATCATTATTTGTCTCTATGAAGTAAAAGCTACAGTTACCCAACTATTAGCTGAGGGTATAGATATAGTTTGAGGAGTTGTTGGACCTTTAAAAATATTGCTAATAGGCTCTACAGTCACTGTTCGTGCGCCAAGAATACTAGTGACTTGGCAAGACCAGTAATGAACACTCTCAACAACGTTCCTAAAGCTGAGTCCTACATTGATGTCACCTACTAAATCCACAGAGGGATCAGCATCACCTGAATGATTAGTGAATAGCGGATAACCTACGCCAAGCTCAAATGTTCCGTAAGGGTATGAAGCTAGAATTGGGGATAACGTTGGGCCTGTAGAGTGATTACCGTTGTTCCAAGAAAAGGCGAAACCGCGCTTCGCTGCGCGCATTGCAGCGACCGCATCAATATGGTCTTGAAATTGTGTATAACCATCTTGTCTTCCGACACACCAACCAATCCAAGGTATCTTATTCGATGTATTGGACACATATGTGGTGTGGTCCATCAAATTGAAAATTGACCCACCACCATCTGCGGCACTAAGATTTGGTGCACTACCTGCAGGAACACTGTCTAATAAATTTGTCCAATCTGCTATCGCAATTTGTCCAATGGTGGCGTCATATCTCCACCTAGGACGATCTGGATATATAGCAGGGAAAATCTTCGGTCGGCGTAATCCAAATGTCAAAGTTCCCCAACCACCCATCGAACCCCCTGTTAGGCATCTCTTCCTCGGAGCTGCTTGCGTCAAATTAGCATCAGCCCACTGAAGCATAGCTTCAAGCCGTCGTTGGGTGATTAAAACAATGTCTTCTCCGGGTATGTGCTTAAACCCCATCCACATACTTTGACGCTGCCCGCCAGAGGGATACGTACCATAATCATCATTAGGACGAATAAGGAAAATACCCGGTGTAGCACTTTTAACTGTGCTGAAACTTAAAGCATTGTAAGTGGAGTAAGACATAAGGCCGCTCACTGGGGCAGAGTACTGTGTCCCTGTTGTGTAGTTTTGACCCCCACTACCATGTAACTCAACAACAAGCACTTTACCGTTGTCGGCGCTATCTATCTCTCCACTTCCATGCAGGACAATAGATGTACTATCAAAGGGTTGAATATACCTAGACCCGCCATACGCAGTGATTGCACTAGATACAGTATAACTACTAGATGTCGGGTTAGCCATATTACGACTGAGTGATCGTCAAGATGTCGTTAGTAGCTCCGCTCCAGTCAATAACCAATTGACCCGACACAAGAGATGCACTACCTGCTGCACTAATTTCTACGAAACCAAGAGCACGTTTATTCGCATCTGTACTATTGTAGATGATGCCATAAGCACCGTTAGTGAAACCAGAGGCATCTTGTGCAAGAGTAATAATATCTGCGCGAAGAGTTGGTACGTTAGATACAATACTCCAAGTTACGCTTGTCAGTGTCTTAGGCCCGGTGTAACTTGTTCCAGTCGTTGCTACTTGGTTAGTAGCAAAATTGGTTGTGCCTGTTCCACCCCAATGCGGCGCTGCGGTGCTGAGAGAAGGTGCCGTGGTATTCGTAACAATACCGATAGCAAGTGTGTCGCTACTAAGATTGTGAATTTTATTACCAAGATCAGCCAATGCTTGTGCAAACCACTTTACTGTACCAGTTGCCATTTATATTCCTTAATATGTTCTATCGTCTAATATACAACTCAATCAATACCTGATTGGATGCGTCGGGGTTAATTTCTTTAAAAGTTAAAATTCGCCATATTGTGTCATTGATCTTCACTTTATCCGCTGCCGGATTAACTGTGAGAAATAATGCCAATGGGTCAGTCTTGTTTGGTGGACGGATATACAACTGCTTATCACCATCTTGAATGAGTGTCCCATTTCCAACACTCATGCCGTTGCTACGGAGATTCAAATCTACTTGAATTGCTTGTACTGGGATTTCTGTGTAAGATACATTATTAGTGCCGGTGGCTGGGTCGTATATTGATGTAGCCTGCATGTAGATTGCTTGAAATCCAAGCTCTTGCATGAAATCTGCAATAGCTCCATCAAAATCGGATAAGTTTGTCATAGGATGTTTTCAAGCAAAGAGTTGCCATCAATACCATTGCCAAGAATGCCTGTACGACTTCCATCGTTCGGACTTATGTCAGCCTCGAAAGCAATAGTTTGGCTTCCGTTAATGACATAATTTCGATTCCAATCTTGTTGAAACTGAATGAGCGGATGCACAGTGGTTCCGGGGCCATATGCGATTGGACTAATTTGCATGAAATTAGGATCGCGTGTAGTTAGAAGCAGGAACTCCTTGTACTGTTTGAATGAGTTTCCAAAGACCTCGATTTGAGCTAATTTACGATGGTCCTTAAAAGACAAAAGACCAAGTATTACACAGGCTATATTTTTTGCGGCTTGTGGTAAATTACCATTAGCATCTGCAATATACTGGCTGTAAACTTGATCTGGAAGGTACGGCAAATCTGAAATGTCAGCCACCCTAAGACGGACGCGGCCAATGTCTGTAGAATAGTCAATTGCCATTCATTTTCTCCATGTTCTTTATAAACCCTCACATGAAGGCTTATGAAGAACAGCCGCTTTAGCGGCTGTGTCACTATTACGACTTAGTGAGTTCGATAACCAATTCAGGACGCATCAGAGCGTTCACAAAATTCGATTCCGTTTCAATTTCAATCTTCTCGCCCTTCGGGTCAGCGTACTCAAACATGTAGACTTGTTCGCCGATGGTGTTTGCAAGATCAAATTTGTTTGCAGGGCTGAAATAAGTGCGGAAAACATCAGTGCCTTGCGGAATCAGGTATGCTTTATCGGCAGTGATAAGCTGAGTGCCGTTATACGCGTCACGCATTTCGATGAAGCGAATTCCACCAAAATTAAACTCGCGATGCATTGCAGTAGCACTACCTCCTGCTGCAAGACGTTGACGCAGCGGTTCTTGCGTAGATGTATAATACTGGTATGCAGTCTTCACAGATGCATGACTAATCAGAGCAGCAAACCAAGTAGGTGAGCACAGGGCCACCATACCTGTCATCTGCGTAGACGAACCTGCGTTGTCCTGCACAAGTGCAATCGCTGCTTCAACACGGCTAATGACATCCGTAGTGGAGCTTGAGAATGCAAAATCAACGGTAGACCGAGACTTACCAAACTCCGTAAACCAGTTTTGGCTTACTGTTCCGTTAGGTGCATATACAGTACCTGCAGTGATTGCCTGCGCACGAGCTGTCTCAAGAGTCCAAGCATGGTTCATACGGATACGTTCCATCTTACGCATACGGACAGCATCCAAAGTATCTGCAGCGGACGGGTTGCCATATGCGCGCTTCCCTTGCAGGTCTTGCGGCGTGATATAATCCACATCTGGGAAGTGCGGGACAGCAAAGGTATGCAGCTTACGCTGATAGTCTTTACCTACGCTACCGCGATCCCCACGAACACGGTCAACAATCACTGCCCCGTTCTTGATGATTTCTTCAAACACAACGGTGTGCTCTGCGACGCCCTCTTCTTGGAAAATTCCAAGTTGTCCAATAGTGCCCCACGAATTTGGTACTACGTTAATTTCCTCAGTCCAATCTGCTACTTCAAAGCCATTGGCGAACGATCTGATAATCATTTAAATATTTCCTTTTCTTTAGTCTTTGTTTTGTAGGCTTAGATCGTAGTCTCAGCAATGATGCCAAGAGCTTTGAGCGAGGCATAAACAGCGTTCTTTTCAGCAGTTGTGTCAGTGTTTGCGCCAAATGTTAGAGCATCTTGAGCCACGATGACGGGACCGCGAGTAATGGCAAGCACCAAGGTGTCAGTGTTTGCAGGAATCGCCGTGTCCCCCGAATTACCAGCAGCATCAGCAATAAACACAGCTTTAGCCACATCGCTACCGTCAGTTGCTGCGGCATCTTGAAGTTTGTACTTTTCAGTGCCCGTTACAGCGATAGTAAAGGTATCGCCCACTACAAAATCTGTTGCGCCATCTGCCAGAGTAAATGCAAAACCAGCTTGGCTAAATGCCACGCCTACAGTACCTGTACCAACAACTTTACCCTGCGGGTCACGCAAAGCAAAATCACCTGCATTGGCGGCAGCTTTAGTAATTTTTACAGTGTAGTTACCTAGTTGTAGATTAGCGTTGGAGGTAACAGTGATGGCACCCATAGCTCCATTACCCGTATTGCCAGCGGCTGCAGCAGAAGTGCCGACTGGGGACGCAACATACCGACCAAGGACGGCACCAACTTTGAAAGTGGCTGCAGCATCGTTAACAGTAAGAACATCGCGGCAGACACGCACTTCAGGAGCCAGTTCGTATTTAACAACAGTGCTGAAGCGATTGCTAGAAGTAGCAAGAACAGTCATTTATATTTCCTTTAATTATTTAGCTTGATATTTATCTTCAAGAGCTTTCATCACAGCACTCTTTTCGATAGTTTTGGAGGCATCTGCTTTAGCACCATCTGCTCCAACATCCTTAAACATTTCCGACTTCGCTTCTTGCTCCAGTGATCCTGCCAATGCAGAAACCACTGCCTCAAATGCTGCGTCTTCCATTCCTTCAGTTGCTGCCAAGAGTTTCGTAGCCTTATCGTTTTCACCGATAGCCATTACAACCTTCTCTTTACGAGCTGCGGCTTGTTTAGCTTTTGCATCAGCGATCAAAACAGCTTTTGCAGCCTCATTTTCCTGCAGCGCTGCTTCAGCTTTAGCAACTTTCTCTGCCATTTCTGCCAGAGCACTTTGCAAGGTTTCCATTTCAGCAGTCTTAGAAGCGAGAATTTCTTGTGCTTGCTTCAACTGTGCTGCCATTTGTTCATCAACAGCAGGAGTTGGAGCCTGCTTATCCTCTTTCTTCATTTCCTTATTTCCTTTTTCACTACTAAAAAATTTTTTAAACGCTTCCTTCATTGGAGGCTCCTTTGTTTTGATCCATGACATACTTCACAAACTCCGAACGGGTCATAATTTTGTTAATAAGCCCTAGACCAAGCGCTTGCTCTGCCATAAAAGTTTTGGCTTCCGTTCCTTTGATAGCTTCCGGCGTCATTGAAGTGTATTGTGCAACATGGGAAACAAAATCTTCATAGAGAGAGTCCACTTTAATTTGTAAATCTTCTAGGAATCCTTCTCGCCATGATCCGTCCTCTGCAAATGGGACTTTCGATGCACCAGCAGTGATAAATGTCCGAGAGTAACCCTCTTGCTCTAAGGCTTTGCTATCATTGACTAGTGCTATCAGCACTCCTATCGACCCTGTTTCCGCGTAAGGATTTGACACTACGGTATCGGCAACACACGCAAGAACGTATGCGGCACTGGCACATAGTCCATCGTTGTATGCAATAAGTGTCACGTTAGAAGCATCGCACATACTACGAAGTTCATTTGCGCATTCGAATGCTGAATACCCTTGTCCACCTCCGGAGTCTATATTCAAGACGATGGTAGTTGCACCTGATCCTATCAATTCTTGAGCTTGCTCAAGAATTCCTTCGTAGGAGCACCCAACTACTCCGCATAAGCCATACACAGGTTTATAAGTGAGAGCACCAACAACATCGATTACTCCGACACCCATTTCTGGATCGAAATCTTCAATTTCATCAGGAATTTCTTCCTCATCCTCTTCACTATCTACGTCAATGCTTGGCATAACCATCAGGCCAGATTTGCTTCGCTCTTTAAGAAATGCTGTAGCGAAATCAAAAGTATTTTGATCTACTAGATGAGGTGTGTTATAAAGACTCGCAAGGAGCCTGTGTAGCGAGTGTGCTTTCATTGCACTCCTTATTTATTGTTGGCGTTGGCAGCAGAAGAATCTTTAGCACCGAACGGGTCTTTTGCAGTCCCTGTTCCACTCGTACCATTCTCCATTCCCTCGCCTGCATTCGTGGTCTTGCCAGTCATATTAGGAGGGAGGCTATCTTCGTTTACTGGCTCATCATCTGGTTTAGTTGGTACACCAAACACAGTACGTACACGATTCATAACCTGTCTATCCGCTTCAATTGCACCAACAGAGAATGTTTGTTGAATGAACTTACCCATTGATTCAATATCTACTTGTTCAACGTCTTCATAAACAAATTTTGGGAGTCTTGTGCAGTCCCAACCATTCAGTTCGTACAAGCTGCGCATTAAATCTTGATTGAGCACCTCTGCGATCTCTTTTAACCTATAATCAATAGCAAGAGCCAAAATGCTGGTCTTTGCATCTGCAAGAGAAAAACTGCCTGTGCCATCTGCACCCATTTTGAGCACGTCTACGGATAGCGCCGAGAGAATGTCATTCTGAAGCCGCTTAATAACAGCCTCAGTATCAATCTTCGGAGTACCCCTATCAGACATCAACTCATACTTAAACAAACTAAGTTTAGATTCAGGATCAATCATGTTGGGGACCAACAGCCCACGAGATGTTCCTGCGTTGTAATTGTTAATTATTGTTTGAAATGCGCTTACTGTAGCTTTATCTTCTGCACTGGCATTGGGATCAAGATATTTAGGAGGAATCTCAATCTTGAGAATTCCTTGCACATCTTTAGCAATGGAAAGAAGCTCTTGATCTGCAAGGAGAGATAGTTGCTTGAAAGCCAAATAAATAGGCTTAAGGATAGAGTTTCCCTCTGGATTACCCTTAGTGCCTGAGCATGTAAACAGTAGAAACTTCTCACGAGGAATCTCAATCAGCCCACGATCATTCGTCCTGCTGAGATATCTTGCACCATTTTCAAGGTATTGTAGATTTTGTTCTACATGCAGAAGGTCTGCACCATCTTCAGAGAACACCCAACGAGAAATAGTTTCTTGACTGCGGACAGGTAATTTACGAATCCCTACTAAACCGTCATTCCATTTACTACCATTGCGCTTAAGACGCCGACGAAATACTTTTTCATTTACCGAAAATCCATACTCAAGATATGGTATGATACTTTCAATAAAATTTCCCCAACTATGCTCCATGTCATCCATCATCGTCTTGACAATAGCTGCTCGCTGTTTTTCTTGCTCTGTGGCATCAGCAGGAGGTTGTACATCCCATTGGACACGAGAAAGCAATAAGCGGTAGATTGTCAGAGCTGCACCCACTGTGGGATTGTTGCGCATCTCTTGGATGGTTCGGATGAATTGCGGGTAGCGGAATGCTAGGACAGGCTCTTCCCAAATAAATCCGTTTCTCGTTTTCAGGCCAAGGAAGCCTTGTTCACCGAGGGAGATTCGTGGAATAATTGCGGAAGGATCGGGTTGAAGTGCTGCAGGAAGACCGCCGTCAGGCGTGTTCTCTGATGGCATATTTATTTCCTTTTATAATTGAGTGCTATTATAGCATAATAGTTGTGTTTTGTCAATACCCTTTCTGGAAAATGTCAAGTTTAATACTTGACGAAAGGGTTTGATATATTATGTAATTGTCACTAGCGGAGATGGCTGTGACATGTCTGGAAGGGAAAATGTCGGAATTGTTATTTGGCGAGCCAATGTGGAAAATGCATCAGAAGTTGCATCCACTTGATCATCCTTTTGTGTTCTCAAACCAGTGAATTCTTCTAGCTCATTAAAGAAAGCCTCATTCCAATCCCCCCTTACAACCCTCACAGAGCCACTTTCAGCTAGAGCAGAGAATGGTTTGAAGCGCGTAACCTTACCACTATGACCTGAAATACTGCATGTTCTCGCAGGTACACCATTCTCTGCTAACACTCTCAAATAGAAAGCATTAGCTGTCTTGCCTGCTGCTCCGGGGTCCATAGGGATTGTTACGTGGCAATCTTCTATGCCGTCTGCATGAGCGATATCTACAACAGTTTTAAGAACCTTATCAGTTCTTGCTCTGAAGCGGCATACATCCTCTATATAATATATGCCGTACTTGTCTCGACTCATCTTGACACCTGCTGTCCAATCTGGATTGGGAAGAGCCACACTTGCCTCACTTCCCGCAAAGTCCCATGATCTTACTCGGGAGATTGGGTTGTCAGGAGGGAAATCGACAATAGGCGTCCACTCTCGTTTGAAGTATCCTGATGTCGCTTCTCTTGCTGTCCAGCTACCATGCAAGTACTTCAATTGGTTTACTTTAGGCTGTGCCAAAAGATTTGCCAAATATGAGGTGTTTCTTGGGGGCAATAAGTATGGATTATCGAATACGCCGGTAGGAATGAACCTGAAGCTTTTTGGCATGCAAAGGCGGAGACGTTCTTCTTTAGTGAAGTTCATCATTTCTTCTTCTGTCATGCCATGCGCGTAAATCATGTTGCGGGGCTTACCGTACAGTTCAAAAACTTCTTCTGGTGAATCTCCCCAATGTGCTTTGTTATCAATAACGATAAACCATCTAATTCTGTGCTCAGTACCCTCAAGAGGCACTCCGGTTTCCGGATCAAGGCAAAATTCAACCCAATTTTTAAGAAAAGAATTGATATCAGGGTTAGCTGTAAGGATAAGTTGAGGATGAATCTTTGAGTGCGCGGAACGGATACGAGAAAGTAAGAAGAGAATTTGATGCTCTGTCCACTTATCACCGGCTTCATCTACTAGAGCACGAACGAGCTGCGAGCCTTGCCAAGAACCTAGGTCATCATCTGTAGCGATTGCAGAGAAGGATACTTGTGCTCCGCTGGGGAAGTCCCAACGCATAGCTTGAGATTTGTACTCTCCTCCAAAATCTCTATAAACTTGCTTTGATTCATCAACTAAACCACCCTGACGCTTTAGTTCAGGGTGTGTCCTACGAAAAATAGTGCACCTAAAGTTTGAATCATCAAGCCCATCGAGATTCTTGGTAAGACACGTAAAACTTTTACCTCCTCCTGCGCCGCCGCCGAGAAGTATAACATCTGTTGTATTGTCCGTCAGAAATAGCCTCTGCTTCTCGGAAGCAGGACCATATACTTTACCCATTATTTACTTCCTCTCAAAACAAAATAGCCCCGCTCAGAATCATCTAAACGGGGCTACAAATTGCTGTGCATAGCCACTCTTCCATGCTGATGCACATTGAGATTCCAAAAATGAATCTCTTCTCCACAAAACTTTGGTGCCGGATACAGGAATCGAACCCATGACATCCTGATTACAAATCAGGCGCTCTGCCTTCTGAGCTAATCCGGCTTTGGCGAATACGCACGGACTCGAACCGCG